GCTTTGTGTACCTGTCCTTTTATCAGCTGTAATTTAATTTCCGTGATCTGCCTCTTTATTTTTTCGTGCCGTGCTTTCTCCTCTTCCCAATCTAATATTTCCTCTCCATCTACCGACTTTTGAGGTGCCTTTCCGGCATTTGCAATTTTCAGTGCGGTGATATACCCTTTTGCCGAATTCCAGAACAAATACTTGCCGTGTGAATCACGTGCCACAATGCCCTTGTCTGCCAGGTCTCTAATCGTCCTGTCCTTCACGCCAAATAAGGCTTCCAGCGTTTTTGATGGTACTGTAATTTGTTCAAATTCTTCCGCGTTTTTGACTGCCATTTTCCCTCCGAATTCGGCAATGCCTATAAAAAATACTTATTAGCTAGCCGGACGTTGGGCTCGCCGACCCGCAATGCATTTTGAAAATTCCCGGAAGAACCTACCCGGCGTGCCTCCTCATACCGAGTATTTTCGGCATTTGAGGCACAAGAAAGGACGTCAGATCAAATTGATCTGACGCCCTTTATCTGCCTGTCAATGTTCTATGGGGATTCGTTTGACATTATCATTATAACTCATTCCGACCGAACAAACCGAACACTTTTATTTTTCTGTATAGAAAAAGACGGCTATATTTCAAGCCGTCTTTCCTTAGATGGTATTTAATTGTCCTCAATTCCTTTCTGAGTATCATCGATCAATTGATCAACCATCTTTTCCGCTTTTTCATAATCCTTAGATTTTAAAACTTCCCTTAAATCCTTCAGATCCTGCAAAAGTCTTCTTAAGTAGCTTTTAAATACGCTCATATCTTCGCTCATTTTTCTCCTTTCTGGCGTTCGCCTATTGCCTTTCGGCAATATTATAATAAACCTTTTTTCGTTTATCGTCAATAATTTTTTAAATCTTTTTTGGTTTATTTATTTTCTACGTACTTTATAATATTTCCCGGCTGCATATCCAGTAACTCACACAGCTTTTCAATGGTTTTTATTCCTACCATCTCGTTTTTACGTATTTTCTGCATTGCTGACTGACTAATTAGGTTTTCTTTTAATATACGCGTAGAATTGTATCCACTCTCTTTTAATGTATCAAGGACATCTATTTTATATATGAGCATGCGCTTGTATCCCTCCTATTCTTTTATTTCTATTATATAATTTGTTGCTTGCTAAGTCAATTTTAAAATAATCTAAAAAAAGTTTAATTTTACTATTGACTTTAAACTGTTTTTGGTTTATTGTAGTCTCAACAAGAAAACAGCAGCAACGAAAACGGAGGTAGCCAGATGAAGATTAGAAAAACTTTAAAGAACAGCAATACAGGCAAGAACGCCACAGTTTATGAGCACAGCAATAAGATTATCGTTGTCATATCTCCTCAAGGTGTGATCATAGATAATACGGCGCTTGAAAGAAAAGAGTTTAATTCTCTTGCAGAATATGAAGCCTTTGAAAAAGCTTTTGCGCCAACAAAAATCTCTGTAGCTGGACCATTCAAAAAAGTCTGCTAATTTTTAGCAGATTAGGCAAGCGGTGGCGTTTGCCGGGGTTCAATTCCCCGGCTTTTCCTTACCCGGAAACGGGAAAATTTGAAAATATGGAGGAATGAAGTATGCAAGAATTTAAGGTACATTATAGTTATTTAAGCGGACATGGATTTTTTACAATGACTGTAATGGCAGAAAGTCAAAACGATGCAAAAAGAATTGCTTTAGAAATCCTAGATACAAGAATTTTCAGATTGATTTAGCCGCCGCAGAGGATGCACGCCGGATCACTACTGGCGGCGGTTTTTGTGTTGAAAAAAAAGATAAATAATCGTTAAAATAATAATATAATAAGTGTGACCATATCCCGGCAGATCATGCCGCCGGCTATGTCGTTTGAATACTGGAGGGTAAAAATGAACAGGCTAAAAGGTGTAGAATTGTCAGTTGAAGAATTGAAAACGCTTAATGATGCACACATTATCATTTCAGAAATGCAGGACGCAACCAACTCTGAGAGTCTGGCACGTTTGAAGGACGATTTAGGAAATCTTCTAACCCTTATCGTTGAAGATGGTGTATATACCGCTCTCGATGAAAATTAAATCCTATGCAGTCATGCATTTACAACGGTGACATTTATTATGCTTTTACTGATGATTAAATGTTTTATAGCGTGGGCAATCACCCGCGCTATTTTTATGTCTGTTTCAAGAACCGCTTTATCTCCATGCGCACGGCATCCTCGCTGTTTCCTGGTCCGAGTTTTTTTGCTGTCTCTCTCCATGTCATACCGTCTATGTATCGATAACGCATGATGTTTCTTTTCCGGCTGTCCTCAATACTATCAATGTACTGCTCTACGCTGTCTGTTAATGTTTCGAGTTTTTTTTCTATTTCCCACAGCCTCATGTTCTTTTGAAGTAGCAATGTTTTTTTCTTGCTGTATTCCTTATCTGGGAAGCCTTCAACTTTTATCTTCTCTCTTCCGCCTGAACCTCCTTTCACAATGTCGCCGACGATGTGCATGTTTTCTATCCTGCTGAGCTGTCTCTCCGTCTCCTGAATGCGCTTTTTTACGTCCTCTCTCTCATGCCGTGCTGCCTCGTACTGCGTTAATATGTTTTTTGTCATGCAAGCCTCTTTCTGTTGCACCGGTGCAACTGTTATTCTAGGTACTGTTTTAATGTTTTTAAATTCTGCATGTGTTTTTCCAGAGATTTTTCCAGTTCTTTCATTGTTGTTTTTACTGCTTTTATCTGATCCTCTATGTTGTCTATGTTTTTCTGTACAACGATCATCTCTTTCCTTACTGCGGTTTTTACAATGTCCGGTACTGCTGCATGTACGTTTTCTGCTGGTTCGTTGCCGTTTTCCTTTATGTCTTTTCCGATCATGTCCGCTGTGTCTGCTGCAACTGCTGCCCCTATGCTCTCGGCAGTGTTTTCCTTTGTTGATGTTTTCTCTGTCGTACCGAGTGTTTCCGGCGTTTCTGCCGCTTTCTTCCTTCCTCTTTTTGTTGTTTTTTATTTTAAATCCCTGCTCCTTTAATGTTCTTATGATCTCTTCCCTGCTGCATGCGTTTAATTCTGCGAGGATGTTTATCTGTGCGCTCTGGTTTACCGCTCTCCTGTAGCTTCCTGCTATCTCTTCCGGTGTTATCATGTTTTCTACCTCATACTTTCAATGTGCTTATTAATCTCATCTGCTGTTTCTGATGGCCCATAGCTTAATAATTCCGTTGCTACTCTTGCCATAAGACTCTTTGTTTTATTTCTTCTGATCCTCGCGTAGAACTTCTCAAGCCGCTTTGTATCCTGATATAATGAGATTTTTTTATAATCTTCTCCCCAGACTTTTTTGTGTCTTTCCACGATCAGTTTTCTGTATACTTCCGGTATGTCTGCACGTTTTAATATCATGTCTAATGTGTTCAGATCCATATCTGGATCTTTCTCGCTGTTTACGAAACCCGGTGCTAAAATGACTGCTGCAATGTTCTGCATATATTCCTCTGTCTTCTCTCTTTCTTCTGTCACACCCTGTATCGTTTCTTCCAACTCTTTCAGGATCTCGCTGTGTGTATATTCTACTTTGCAGTTTAAGATATCTTTCATGATCTCCTTATGTGTGCATATTGCATCTTTGGTGTAATACATCACTCTGTCTCTATCTGCGCTCCTGTCGATGAATGCCGGGTAAATAAATGCTACGTTTGGATTTCCTACGATCCAGTCTCTGTTGATCGGTGTGATCGCATTTTCCTCCTCGTTGTATTCCAGCCCCGGCTTTTCAAGCGATACCGGGCAGATGATGCACTGTATGTATTCGTAAACTTCCTCTGATTCGTCTAATTTTCCGTTATCGCTCGTATATTTTAATATGTCGTATGCATCGTGCAACAAGAGGATCAGGTAGTTACCCATGTAATCGTAGTTGCAAATGATTTTATCTATCATTTCATCCACTGCTGCTTCATCTTTCAATTTTCCATTTGTGAGCCGCTGTAAAAATCCCTGCGTCTGTTTTAAATCCGCCGGATCAAATTCTAATGTCAGCATTTTCTCATCGATCTTTGTTGAGTAGATTTTCTTGATAATGTTTAAATATTTGAACATTTCTGTATCTTCCATGTTCAAAAATGTCTCGTTGAATCTTGTTATGATGTTTTTTTCTGCATCCACGTATGCACCGGCGATACGTGTGATCGTGCATGTTTCAGGTTTTAAGCGTCTGCTCAGTTCCCTGATGTCTTTTGCTGTTGTTTTCATTGTTGTTCTCCTCTCTTTTTTCTTTATCTTTTTAATAACAGTCTGTCGTCAAACCATTTTATTGAGCCAACGCCATACTTGATTTCCGGCTGTCGGATTATGCTTTTCCCTATATGTTTTACTTCACCGTTTTTTATTGCAGTGAAAAAATGCAATGTTGTTTTATCCATGTTTTCAATACCTCCGCTAAAGTTCAGTTTAGCTTATTTATAATCTTCAAATTTTTTCACAGCGGCAAAGGCAAACCTTGAATTTACCCACCGTTGCATACGCTTTAAATCATCTTTTGGTTGTAGCTTGTATTTATCATAAATCATCACGTATGGGCTGTATCCAAGATCCCGGAGCGTATATATTCGCTCCAAATCCTGCTCTATAGTGGAATTAAATCCACACAGAACGTATACTGTCATTTTCCTATGATCCCATCCGGTAAGTTGTTTAAACATTTCAAATTGCGGAACAATCTTATCTTTATCTTCATACCGGTCCCATGCGAAATGTATCTGTTTAATCTTCATCTGCCGAATGTATTGTACTTTTTCCTCTGTCATGATACGAATATCACATCCTTGCGAAAAATCCACCCACGCCCCGCTGTCAATGAGCTGTTGGCTCAGTTCTTTCCAGTTCTTACAGGCAAACATATTCGGATCAAGCAGTACTATGTTTTTCTGCCCGTTCCAAAATTCGGACAAATCCGCAACTTTTACGGAACATTTCCCCTCTTTTTTTGCAACGATACAGAAATCACATCCGCGCGGGCATCCTCTCGTCAGAAACCCATATGCTGTATCTTTACACAAATCCGGGTAAAGGCTATAGTCCGGGTAAATATGCTCAATCTCTGTCGGCAATGGATCTCCGCCAGAAGGATAATTATAGCCGGTTCCGCCTTTTATTATTTCGCCGGCGCATACCGGATGTGGATAATCTGATGTAAAGGTAAATACTTTGCTCATATATACCTTGTCCGGCGGATTTATCCACGCAGTCAACGGATCATACCATTCTACCGTATCGCCCTGCTGTTTATGCCACGCTGACAGCTTCATGAGTGGTAAGCTTGGAAAGCGGTGATTATCAACATCTATCAGTCCTATTCTCATTACTACCTCGCTTAAATTCTAAGTTAACTGTCCAAAGATTTTCTGATTTCTTCGGATAATTGTGTTTCTCTACCATACAGGTTTTCAATTTCCTCTGCTGCTTTTTCTAATAAATCTTTTATTTTTTTCGGCGTACCAATCGCCCGGTACTGCTGCACCTCTTCAATCGCATTGATTGCCATCTCTTTTGCTTTTACTGGTAAAGCCCCATGTGCTTCAATCATATTTAAAATACTAATTGCGTCCTTCTCGTCCATTTGATACTCCTTTCCAGATTGCATGCTGTCGGCACCATTCTTTATCGCCCTGCGTGCACGGTACGTCCATTCGTGCCTCATATCTGCAAAATTCACACGGCAAATGTTCCTCAGTGAGTAATCTCTTGATATCTGCTTTTGCTGCTGCAAGCTCTCTTTTATATTTTTTTGTGTTTTTACGCATGATTTGTGCCTCCCATCTTCGCTACATATTGTCCGTATGTCATTCCGGCTTCTCTGGCTTTTACCGCTATATCAACGACTGCTGCATTCGGCTTTTCCATGTGTACACCATGTTTCCGCTTTATATCCTTTTTCTTCCAGAAACTCTTTTTGCACTTATCACTGCAATACAGACGTTTTGAT